GGGTTAACCTCGATTAAGGGCAAAACATACACCTTCGGCGAGCTGAAAAAGATGACTTTCGATGAGCAGCTCTTCGGGCCAGTTGTCCAGTATTTACGGGCGAATGGTGCAGAACGGGCATCGAAGCTGAGCGACGTTTATATGGCAATCCTTGCACCGAAAGCCATTCGACAACCAATGGATTTCGTCTTGTATTCAGCGCCACATAAAAGCTATACTCAGAATAAAGGACTCGACCCGGAAGGCAAAGGCTACATAACTAAAGGCGATGCCACAGACCAAGTTTACAAGAAGCTGGATAAGGTGTTAGAACGTCTAAAAACTCTCGAAAGAGAACGCTAAGGAGGTGATCGTGATGGGGAAGTTGGAGACTATTGCAGTTCTAAGTTTGATTGAAGCCATTTCGAAGATAGGTGAAACCTTTTTCGACGGCGATAGGAAGGACGATTTAACAGACGTACTCAATGCGCTGAAAGGAGTATTCGGAATCGACGATTGCGAGCATGATAAGGAAGAAGAGAAGGAAGGGTAGTATGTGTGATCTTGACAGGCTACCAAGCACAAACCCATGGCAGCAGGAGCTTGACATATGACAACTTCCTATTCCCCGCAGTTAGTATATCTCGGACTCTGGGACTATGGTAAAGCTGGAGTCTTGCCGATTCAGATTTGGGTGGTGCGGTAATGGACCTACAGCCCCTCCTCCCCTTCCTGATCGCGATCCTCTCTGGTGTTGTCAGCGTAGTCGGATTGATACTATCCTACGCCGTGAAGGTCATTGGTCGGTGCGCGGGGCTGCTCAAAGATATACTTATCAAAGTCTCGATAATCGAAAAAGAAGTAGCGCGAATTGACGGGATTGAGGCGTTTATGCTAGCGAGCACGTCGGACCGAAAAGACCTCCGATTGACGATAGAAGACCACTCCCGGCGGTTAGCGTCGCATGACTCTCGGTTGGCGGAGCTGGAGAAAAATGATCGAAGTTAAACTACAATTTGCCGACTCTGAAGAACTGGAAGTACATTTTAGACTTGTGCGAAAAGCCGCTAATTGGGCAGCAGAGATCGCTGAACTCCGGCAATCTTTGCGGAGTATTCAAAAACACTGCGACGATACGACAATTTGGGATGGATTAGATCGCGTCTACCGGCAAGTCTGCGAACTTGACCGGCAGTGGAATGGTGAGGATGACTAAACCGGCTTTCCCTTTTGAAGTTCAGAGACAGCAGGTAGCCAGTATTCGCTACTTCGATATCGGGTGTCTATCACGCACTGTTCAGGCTTAAACACTCGAATCCCGGGCAATTCATCGTCCCAGTCCAGCATGTCGCTATCCAACGCTTCAATGACCACATCATCCCCATCAAACGCTTGCAATTTCTCAATTAATTCTTTCACTTTCATTTTAATCCTTTGATTGTTCTTAACTTAATCAGCATCCTTCCCAATCTCCGTTCCGCCCTTACTAGTAAGTCGTCCACAATTTCCGTCTGAGACCTTTCTGCACTTAAAGATAGGGGACCACGAGCGCAGGTTGACCACGCTCGAAAGTCGGGAGCGTTAACCTAAGTAGACAATAGCGCAGTGTGTTTCACTGTCTTCGACAAACCACATGTCGGCGTCTTTTTCTTCCCGACTTATCATCACCACGTTGTTTTCGTAAGTACCGAGATATCGGAGGTAGAAGACTACCTCAAGATCTCCGTCAACCTCTCTTAGCTTCTCAATCAGCTCTTTAACTTTCATCAGTCGTTCCTCTCTTTGTTCTCTATCTTTAGTTCACACTCGCCAAACTTCACGCGCCAATTTGCCTTTTGGTTAAGGCTCAGCGGGCCTTTATAGTGGCCACGCAACATATCCCCAGAAGGATTCGCACACCCGACAAACGGCAACTTCTCGCACTTCTTAGGCGTGCATACCTCGACACTCTCGAACGTTCGAATATTTCCTGACAAGATAAAAGCGAAGTTCTTCGGGTTCGTATCGCTTCGCTTGAACAGCGTGCCTCCTTTGCCGTCGCCAAAGGTCGCACTCTTACAGGACTTCAGGGGAGCATGAGGGGCGCACCTGTCAACGACAACAGGCGGTGTTCCAATCGTAGGCGTAGCAGTAGGCACTGGAGTTAGTGGCTTTTGTGGGCCGTCCGGCAAGGGGCAGCCTATTAGTAGTATGCTAGTCAGTAGTAGTCTTTTCATTTCCCTATCGCCTCCTTAATAAAATTCGCAGTGTCTCTGTTAAGCCCGTAATAATATTGAAGAGAGTTATCGTCTACAATCTCGGGGGAATCCCAAAACCAACCATGGACTTCGTACTCTTCAGGGCCATAACACGGGATGTTGTTATGCCAATCCCGAAGCTCGATCCCGTCGTCCTCAGTTGCTATAGCAATACAATACTCCTCGAAATCGTAACGGTTAATTTTTAGCACCATACCTGGGAGTATGACTTTTCCGTTCTTATCCTTCATCCTACGCAATCTCCTGTTTAGTCAGTAGTAGTCGTTTCATTTTCTAGCTCCTTTAATAAATCAGGGTTACGCATCGGATCACAACCGTATCCAGCGTACCATTGCCCGTGAGCAACTCCGATACTAAACGCTATCTCTATGGCCTCCAGAAAAGGTGCTAAATCGCGGCTAAAACAGACATCCTCCGGTTCCATATACTCTTCGAGCCGTGCGACTACCTTCCTTTTGTAAAGAGCTATTGCAATGTCGTTATTACGCGAATACCGTGACTCCATCTCCTCGTATTCTTCAAAGATTGCTCTTAGCTCCTCGTTCTTGCAGTCTTCTTCTGTTAGTTTACTTGCGCGTTTTACTTCGAATACTTTTTGGATTTCCATCCTACGCTATCTCCTGAAAATAGTTGTCCAGCCTTGCAAGAAAGGCGTCTCGCTCGGCGGTGGTGTCGAACTCACACCTACGCGTAGAGGAAATACTAAAATCCTCTTCCCATCCAGACCCATGAACGGCGGTGCTTTTAATAAAAAGTAGGTTGGCAAATTTTATTCTATACCCCGAGCCAGTCCATTGGGATTCTTGATCGGAAGCCCAGTACTCAACTATCTGATCTACTATAATACGGATCCCATCGGGCGTCGTTATCCTATTCTTCATTTGTCGCCTCTCTCAAAGATTAAATGTAAAGCCAAGGCGATTGCGGCAAATATCGCTATAGCTACAAGCCCAAATGCAAGCTTTGCGAACAGAAAGCCCACTCCGATCCAAAATCCTTCAATCATTTGACCCCTCCGTTTGTAGCCCCTTTAGTAATTTGACAGCTTTGCTAAGCTCCTCGTCGGTATAGTCGTCGATCCCGCCCTCTGGTGAAGGTATCTCTATCGTGCATTTCTCAAATACTTCAGACGCAACAATAAAATCATCGTCATAATCATCTCCAAGCCAGTAATAATCACCAAAATTGCTCTTTTCTGCTTTTATAATTTCTAATTTAATATAAAATTTCCGTTTCCCTACTTCCATTCTCTCTCCTTCAAAGCATCCCGTTGTTTCTTCGTCAGTAGCCGATCATACTTCGTGTCCGGATACCGCTTCCTCATCAGCACATTGACGCAGCCTTTCCGGCTCTCAACAAGTCCAAGTGTTCGCCCGTACCGATCTTTCCCGAACCGCTCTACATTGACTTCTCCAGCCGATAAGACTTCCAAATCCCAAGCAGCAGTGTAATATCGTCGCTCCCCTTTCTCCGGGGTTTGCAGCCCTATCAGCCTGACTCGTTCCGGGTTTCGCGGATCGCGACTCGGACAGAAGACCTCTAGCGTGTCGCCGTCAATTACCCTCGTGACGACACACTCAAAGGACTGACCGAAGGCTACTTGAGTGAACATCACCCAGGCTATTAAGAAGAACAGGATGAGAAAAAATCTGATAAACACGATCATATAGCGATGTTCCTCATCCATGTTCTTCCCCCTTCTCTAATTTATGCCGTCGTTATCTGATGGAGTGATTCCTTCCACCATAATTATTCGAGATAGTTCACTGATTTCGGTTGCTATCACGGATGAGCAAAGCCCGATAAGGGCAAGAGAGGCGACAACATCTCCATGCCCATTGATATCTCTCAAGCTCTCAAACGTGAACCTCACTGATTCCGCTAGCATGTCCAACACAAATTTTGATTTTTCTTCCTTGCTCATCCTAATAATCCTTTTATTTTCTTTCTTATTAATTTCTTATCTAGTCTTAAATTCTCGCACAAATCCTCGAAGGCAACGATTCCCTCATCATCCCAAAACATCCAGGCAATAGCCTGTTCTTTGAATCGCTTTAACCTGCTACGATCAAATTTGTCTTGGGTTTTACTAGGGTCACTTGTTGCATCCAGAATCGCCCGAATAAGAATGTTTACAAACAAGTCTTGTTCAGGCGTTAACCAGGATGAACATTCGAAGAAGGTTAAATCGTTTAACTCTAATCCCGGAGCTCTCCGTCCTCTCATTAATCCTCACCACCAAAAGTAATTAGTTGGCAAATCAACCATCCCTTTTTGTTATAGTAAAACTTTGGCCTCTCATCAGGCGCAAGGTGTTTTAATTGGTCAACAAAACGGTGATACGTTGTGTATGTCGGATTGGTTTCAAACGGAGAGTCGCTCGACTCTTTTTCTTTCTTGGTTTTTTTTCTAGTCATTCTTTAGCTGCCTCAACATTCTATCGCGCTCTCCCCCTGTTAAAGTCAGCCGTCCACCTTTATAAGTAACCTCCAGCACGCCCAGAAAATCGGACCACACAAGAACCTCCAGGTCTTTTCCTCTATAAACTATTCTCTTCATTTCTCCCTCCAAGGATTTTCTATCTATTTAAAATGACACGCACGTCAGTTTCTTCATTCTTAAATCCAGATCCTCTCCCTTCCTCCCATTGTTTATAATTCCCTCTATTTTCGATAGTGAATTCTTCAGGTAAATGAAAGAAGGTTTTGCCCGCACATAGTCTGGGGTTTGTTTCCTTCGACCTCCTTCCTGAATTCGCTAACTCCTTCTCAACGTCCTTTCGCTTCATCTCAACTGACTTACAAAATGCCTCGAACTTCTGACTTTCCAGCATTTCGTTGCGCGGAATCAACCTTGTAAAATTACAGTACTGCTCTCGCTCTCTCAAAAGTTCTTTAAAGAACAGGTCGAATTGGTCCACCATATCGAACGAACTATCTTCTGGGGTCGCCTCGTCTAACAGGTTTTGCATAACTGCTTCATATTCCGTGTTTTCCGGTAGCGGTTTCTTCCCGTTTTCCTTCCACAAGTGAAAACCTTGGGCTAGTACCTGACTTTTATAGTGCTGGTCCTGGTCATCAAAGTCTCGCTTGATAGCAACCGGAAGATGCGGGAAGTTTTGCGCTGAATGTGCGGTGTCAGCTCTCCCTTGAATCCTGAAGAACAAGAACCGACGGTTTCCGGTGTCGTCCCTGAAAGGATTCTTAGGATTGCAAGAGGCTACAAAGCTGACTCGGTTCACATGGTTCACCGTATTCTTTGCATACTTTTGCCGAAATGAAAACCTATTATTATCGATCAGCCTCTTCAAAACTACAGGGTCGAACGCATCCAACTCTCTTAAAGAAGCTACCGCCACGTTGTATATTTGCTCCATCAAAACATCTTCGCCCTCGAACTTTCCCGGAGTACGAATCTCTCTCCAGTTGTCCTCCGTCCAACCACCGTACAACATGGAGAGGAAAGAATCCTTTCCAACTCCTTGACCACCTTGAAGAACAATCATGCGGTTCGTTCCGCGACCTGTCATAACCTTATGAACGCAACGAACCATCCAATCTTTTAAGAAATATTCAAAACATTCATGGGTTACTCGTTCGTCAGCCAAGTTAATCAGCGTGCTTAAATGCTTTAACCTATCCACCCCGTCCCATTCTTCAACCTCTAACAGCAATTCCTCTTTCAATGAGCAGCGGTAGGCTGTCATGGCATCGGCGACTTCCGTTGGTCGGTATTTATTCTCCTTTCCCATGGACTTATTTCGAACCCTGATCTCATCTCTCAAGGTCTTGATAACGTCCTCAGATTCGATGCTTTCGAGTTTTCCCTTATGAGGAAAGTAGGCAACACCATCAAATAGAGACCGTTTAACCTGACCAGCGCAAGCATAAGTTTCTTCCAAGAGTTGGGCATATCGGAACCGAAACTGCTTCTCCTCTTCTATCTGACTCGAAACCATTTCCTCCACTGTCTCGCCCTCTATTTCTTTAAATGGAGTCGCCGTTCCTGCCTTGATTCTAGCCTCGGCCACATCAATCTTTTGAAGTATGCCGCTTAAGGTTCTTCTGAGCTTCCTTCCCCCATCATCGGCATACTTCCTTCCTTCACGCTCTACCAGGTCAGTCTTGTGGAACAGTTCGAACAGGTGCGCCTCATCTCGCACATGCCCGATAACCTTTGCAACCCACTTAAAAACGTCCAACGATAAATCACTTGACGGTTGATAACTAATATCGATGCCATCGTAATCCTTAGTACCATTAAATAACGGGACTATCTTTTCATTGTGTTGAACCGACGACTTCTCAACCAACTTAAAACCAACTACATTTTCTACCGCCTCTAAGTCTAAGCAAAGCATAGAACTTTGCCATTGATGATCGCCTGTAAATGCGATGAACCTTCCGGTGTAATATAGTTCAAACTTCCCTAAGTCTTCAGTCTCGTAACGATTTCTAAAGTCCTTACCCGATAACTCTATTGTTGGAACTTCGAAAAAGGCATGATACCCTTTACCCGAAACGCTCTTCTCTATCCAGGCATAATCTTTTAACGCAAACACTGCTTCCTCTTGAGGAGTTCCCACAACACCATCGAAATCCAACACTAGTAACGTGGTGTGATACTCGTGTTTCGTAGTAAGCACCAACCCTTTATTGCCAGTAACCTGATTGTACTGTCTCCAGGTTTTAGGGTCGGTGCTAGATCCTATTGGTATCTTGTTATACTTGTTGGTCTTGGGGTCCAACGTCAGCCGATACTCCAGCCAGGGACTCATCATTATTCTGTCCGGTATTCGGACTGTCTCGATCTCCTGTTGCCTCATTGTCACGTTCCCCCAAAAGATACCGTATGCACATTAATTTCACCGCGTCTGAGAATGAGAGGTTTTCATTCTCAGCGCAAGACTTTATCCGATCTACTAACGCCATATCAGGAAACCCAAGTAACGCCCGCTCCTTATAGAATAGCAGTGTGTAAGCGTACCCAACACCCTTAATAGCTTTATCAGTCGTTTTCATTTCTACCACCTCGTTTTTTTTCTTTGCGGATTAGCCCGCACTATAACCCGTTCCTGCCTCTGGTTCCGTTTGAAATCAGCGGCAAACCCATTACCACAAGAGACCTCTAATCTTTTCCAACGTTTATCGTATACACATTCGCATCTCTTCCCATTGTCACCGACACACTCGAAGGCCGCTTGTCTTTGGGCCGATAGCGTTGCGGTAAGAAGAGAGATTGTTAGTAGCATAAGATATGTTTTCATTTGTGTTTTCCCTTAGTTATTTCTTTTAATTCCCTTAAATGTTCTTCCGCTCTTTCGAGTCTTAACAATAAGTGCTTCGTCTGTCCCAGAGTCAACCGCTCATCCTCATCTTCGAGCATCAACCTCAAGGCTTTAATCTCTTCAACCAGCTCCAGCTCTTTCCTCTGTAATTGCGCCTCCATCTCTTTCTTCCTTTAACCGTTTAATAAAATTTAAAGCCGTTTGTTTCCCAACTGAATACCGATTCTGTACCAACTGTTTCCCAGGAATCGGTTTGCTTTTAAAGTCTTTCTTGAACTTCTGATACATGATTTCTGTGGAACTATTCCAGCCTCGAACTACACTACCGGATGTTCCACGTGGAACTTTTTTATTGAAGGCTCCTTGTGAATAACTTGCGCGTCGTTGTTGATAACTGCCGAGGAATCTCCCATACGGGTAGGGCTATTTAGCCCCACCTGGTCGCCTTTAAGTGCTCGCAACGCTTGAAAGTTTCTCGCATGCTCTATGAGTTCACGGGTTGTGAAAAACTGACTGCGGAAACTTTTGATTGCAAATGCTGCAAGTAATAACGTGACGGCACAGAAGCCCCGAAACAACAAAACGACATGTTCCTTCGTAGCCCCGATCAGCTTCGCCACATAAGCATATACTGCCGTCTGTGGTGTGTCGGAGGTCCGGTTCTGTAACGCTATCACCTTCTCAACCCGGTCACGATAAGCGGCATGAGAAGCCAAGGAGGCGGAGGAGGGGGGCGGTGAAGAGGCAAGGTATCTGCCGTAACTCTGGGCCTGCAAAGCACCCTGGTGATCGTTCGCCCATTGTTGAGAAACGAAGTAAGACGTAATTGAGAACGCGCTCACCACGAACGTTGCAACGATTGCCAACACCCGTACTACTCGACCAACCCCAGGGGATAAACAAAAGACGGCTAAGAAAAACAACGCGCAATCGATAGCAACAGCAAACATCGTTAAAACATTCTTTGCTTCCTCGGTTACCCCGAGGTCTCGCATGAACGAAATACTTGTATAAGCGCAAGCAATCCCCAAACAGCAGGCAACCACCAACCATATAGTGTGAACCGTGTTTGAGATGTGACGCTTATTCTTCCATTGACAAACCATGTCATTAAATGTAACATTATCTTGATTCATCTCTTATTCCCTCCAAGGTGTTTGAGATTCGTTTCATTGGGTCGGTTCGTATAAGTCGCAGGCTACGAACCGGCCCTCTCTTATTTTCTCTTACTCCACAACCGCTCTCCGTATATCGCCAACACCAGCGCGTCTGCTTTCCCGGTATTCCTCCCGACCGAAGCGGCAAGGTGTCCAGGGAATTGCGCCCTCACATATTCCACACTGCTATTCTTGTCTCCTTTTTTCTTGTGTTCTCCTAACAGCTTTTGCCAGCGTACCGGCGGAACCATGGCGTGCCTCAAGTCCAACCATACACAGCGATCATGCCAGCGCATAGAATCACCGTACGGTTTACTAAAACGCGGGCTGACCTCCTCGATACAGACTCCCAGGAAACACTCCCTCAAACCCTTTAAAAGCTCCTGGCACTCCTTTATTTCATGGGTAGGGTAGTAGTGGACTTCAGTAAAATCCTCGTCAAGAAGGGCAACCTGCCCCATCCTAGACGGCCTGGAACTATCCGTTCCTGGGTCAACGCCAACCCACCAGCTTTTCAATCGCATCTCTTCTATATCAATCATTGTTTGTAGCCTTTAAAGTTCTGCGGGTTTTTAAGGTCGGGTAGTATCGAGTCGAGTCGCCGCCATGGTTGGCGCACAGGTACCCGAAGCGGGCTAGACTCTTAGCCACCTCAGCTTGTTCAGAGTTTAACGGCGGTTGAATTGAACCAGCTTCAAACGCTACCTTTAGCAGGTCCAGTTCAGCCTGGTTAAAGTCCAGCTCTATTTCCTCTACGGATAGTTCGTTACTCATTTCGTAGCCTCCTTTCTTTCAAGATCGCGTTCCTTGCCATCTTTTGTCTTGGGGTAAGTTGTTCGCTTAGAACTCTCCTGAACAGGGCTTCGACTTCTTCTGGTTCGCACTTCAGATAATCGATTACCGCATCCAGGTACTCCTTCGCCTCACGTTCCGTACCCAACACCTCAGCTTCGGAGACCTCCTTCCTAGTAAAAAAAGATTTGATAATTGCCATAGTTCGTTTCCCTTTAGCCATAAAAAAAGGGGTCTCCGAAACCATTTTCGGGAACCCCTTACAACTTACAACGATACTACTCTTCTTATATTAGAACGGTGCTTCGTCTTGGATGAAACCAAAACCGCCGTCTTCAGGCGCAAAGAATTGAGAGACGTTATCTTCTCTTGCGATGCCTGACATATTTCCGTTTTTAACAATCTGGATTGCGTCCAGGCTGCCCATAATTCCGAACACATCTGAACTCACTTGGAAGGGGCCGAAAGAGATACGAGCGTTTACTATTGCACCGCTCCCAATTAACGCCACTTCGTCGCTCGTCATCACCTTAACCTTAGAATCAACCACAGGAACAACGCCATGTTTCGGGTCGCGTTTCGGTTGAATAAAGTGCTGCCCAACGTAAGGGATATTTTTTCCCTCTTTCCCTTCCTCGAATTTTACAAACGTATTCTTCCCCATATCAGCAATAGTGCAGGGCTTGCCGTCTTTAACGAACCATTTTTGCGCCATCTCGACTACCAGCGGGGCGATGGAATCGTAGGCAACATCTCCAGCATTGCCTATAACTAGTAACGCACTATATTTGTTGACAGGAAATTTTGTGTTGGTCTCCATATGGTGTAACTGAGGGAAATACATCTGCACCTTATTCAGTTGCACCGTAGCCCAGGTTTTCGTTCCCTTTGGAATTTCCCTTAATGTCACTTCGGATTCTTTGTTTTGTTTTGCAAACATGTTCATTTTATTTTTCCTTTTGTTTATTCTTCTTCTACAACTTCGAACTCAATCTCTACGTTTACTAAATCGACCTCCTTTCTTTTGTCTTCAATGCCAACCACGGAATACCCGTACGGTTTATACGCCACCAAATTCAATGCTTCAAACTTCTTTTTCCCTATCTGCTTTTCAATTTGAGCGGGAGACAGATCCACAAGCTCTGTTGGATTCGCCCCTTCTTTTCTCAAAACTTCCCTTCGCGCGTCTACACTTAAAGAGTCGTTCCAGACCCGCGACGGGGATTTACTATTGACTACCTTCATTCCTGGAATCTTCTCACCAGCTTTTGCTCGGGAAAGGAACTCAGATTGTACTGTCTTCTTTAACTCCTCTAACAGCTTAAAATTCACAAGCAAACGTTTTTTCTTCTCATCGTCCATCCCTTGTAAAAGAGATTGGGCCGTTGGTTTTGGTTCAACCTCTTCAACGATAGGCGAGAAAAATTCTATCGCAGGTTTCTGAATCGCAGGGCAGACGCTTCGGACCTTACAGAAAAAACAATAGTCTCTATCCGGATTAAGGTACCCGTCTATTGTGCTTTCAGGTTCCTTGCAAAGCTCCACCGCCAGGATGCTTTGACTTTTAAGGTGTTTGATTTCAGCCTTCAATTCCTCAAAAGTAACTACCCGATGATCATAGTTCTCGATTCTCGGCTGGACAATGCCTAAATGTATTTGCCCAAAATTGTTCCACGTGGAACGTTTTGCATCGACCAACAGCTTGCATACTCCTGCGGCGTACGCCACAAGTTGCGGGCTAGACGCTTCAACCTTACCGCGACCATCTTTCAAGTCGAGAATAGCAACATGAATCTGGTCTCTTGTCCTCCATGCGAAGGCAATATCCGGAGAACCTGAGACCTTTTCGCCATCAATCAAATCCCAACAATCGACTTTTATTTCTTGCTCGAAGTAAAGCCATTCAGGGTTATTATAAACGTCCTCAACGTCTTTTCTAAATTCGAAAATATAATCGATAGCATCTAGGATTCTTTTACGCCGATCGTCCTCGCAGTCTTTAAAAACCACATCGGCCGGCAACGGCATTTTGGTTTCGTTCCCGCGCTCATCGATTAGGTAGTTCAGTGCCTCTTCTAGCATTGCTCCGGTCTTATTCCCTGAGATTGTATGCTCGTTTGTTTGGTCAATATCCAGATGGGGATGTTTTTCTAGTTTTGCAAGGCTTCCTAAGCACCCGACAATTTGTTTGAGTCGGGAAGGGGAGACCCTAGCATGTTTTCTTTCTTCTCTTTCCTTTTCTGTCAATGCGCCCATATTATTCTTCCTCATATATTAAAGTTTACAAGGTAAGCGCATCGATAAAACGATGCGCCTACGTTCTAACCTTTACTCTCTTCCTGTTACGTTTGCGATATCTTCACCCTTCCTATCCACAAGTTTAAAAAACTGATCATCAAAACTATCCTGACCGTTTAAGTAATAATAGTTACAAGTCTCTTTCTGTCCGATCCTGTGAATGCGGTCTTCGGCTTGCCAATTTTCTGTTGGAGTGACCGACATTTCGACAAATACAGCATTACTCGCAGCGGTAAGCGTTATCCCAGTTCCAGCAGCAATTACGTTCCCAAGAAAGTATTTTACTTTCTTGCTCTGAAAAGCATCAACCGCTTCCTGCCTCTTTTCTTGCGGGGTTCCACCATGCACCATGACAAAACTGTCAAGACCTTCAGCAAGTTCTGTTATAACGTCGATATGGTAGGCGAAAATGACACACTGCTCCTCGGTATCGTCGAATTTTTCTTTGATAAACTCCAAAGCACCTTTTACTTTCGATGTGCCTACTGCTCTTCTCACCGTAGCGAATGCTTCACGGGTTGTAGCGTTAACTTGGGTTCCGTTGGCATCGTAGATTTGTATCTCTGCCATCAATCGCCTCGATTCGTCGGCTAATTTCTTTGAAATTTTAATTGGGATCGTCGAACGAATCTTTGACGGCAGGTTCAGGACTTCAGATTTCTTCCTAATCAGCATGAATTGATTTAGGTGTTGTTTCACTTCGGAGGGGCGTGCGCACCCTTCGAAGTTCGTCACCGTTCGACCGTCCTTTAGATTGATTGTGCGTTCGTTACAATATAAGTGAGACCAAGACCTATAGGAATGTTTTGTCGTCCCTGCTAGCAGGCAAGGAACATACAAATCCTGAGCTGATCGCGTCATAGGCGTACCAGAAAGCATAAAAACTTTCATTGCTTTCTGTGCTAGAACCTGACAGGTATCAGACCGCCTACTTTCCGGATTCTTTATAAAGTGCGCTTCGTCGAGTATGAGAATAGTCGGAACATTAAAAGTCTCAATCTTCAGCGAACTGTAGGATACGACTGAATACCGTTCAGGTTGAATAGAAAAACGCTCAATCTCTCGTTCCCAGTTTAAACGCACCGACGCGGGGCAGACGACCAACACAACGCCGATTTGTGTTGCGAGTATCTGATCGGCTGCCACTATTGCCTGTAACGTTTTTCCAAGGCCCATATCGTCAGCAAGGTATCGCGTACCTGGCGCGAGTAGGTGAGCAACGCCTGCTATCTGATGATTAAAAAGTGCCACACCATCTCTTAGTTGGAGGGGGCTTGAAAGGGTAGGGGCGGGGGCGGGGTCTATCGTTCCGACCCGTTCACACAAGCGTTCTGGTGTCCAAAAATCAAAGGATTTGTCGGGTGCCTGTAGGTGTAGGTAGGGAACCGATTTGAAGCGTACCTCCCTCCCGATCACATGATATTCTTGTGTTCGGCCTGATTTAGCCGTGTAGGATACTTTTTCAATTGTTTCCATTTTGTCCTTTTGTTTTGTTGTTTTTAATACGTACCATACAATCAACGTTTTATCGTGCGTTGATTGTCTGCTACTTATTAAGTAACTCCGGATGACTATCACGACCCGTTCCGGCTCCGAGTCTTACCCATATTCAGTTTTTAGTTTTGGGTTACCAGGACTCACCTTGCTCCCCATGATTTAACTATCGCATAGTCATATAATCCTGTAAAGTACTTTTTCCTGAGGCCACTAAAAAAGATGCAAGTACTTAATTTTATTGGGTAGGGAATTGGTGACTAATCGAATGCGTTCAAAAAAAGGGACGATGAAAATGACGAATGGGAGCAAAATCAACACGTTACGGTTGGTTGGAGTGAAGTACGTTAGAATCACGCTGAGGGATGTGGATTAAAAAAGGTATAGCTATACCAAAAAACAGCTGATTATACCTGCCTATACCAGTTTGCTTTTAAAATAACATACGAGATAAGCGAATAAAAACACACGCTTAGCGTGCTTCTATACCGCTATACTAGTTTTTCTATATCTTCTGGATAAAAAAAAGCAAAAAGAGGAAGGGATAGGGAGTGTGGAAAAAGAAATATAGAAGTTTAGACAAAAAAAGTGGTATAGCGGTATAGGAAGCTCGTAAGCGTGTGATTATACTACAAAATCAGCGTGTGGGATGTCAAATAACGTAGGTATAGGCGAGTATAGACAGGTATAGCAGAACGATAGTATAAAGGCAAGTGGTTGATATGATTAGGGATGAGAGTTTTTAGCCTATACCAAAAATGGTATAGGCGATCTGGAATAGGTGTTTGGTGTAGTTGGTATAGGAGGTATAGGAGGTATAGGAGGTATAGGAGGTATAGGAGGATAGTAGGAGGATAGATTGTTCCATGTGGAACAATCACAGATCGAATCGCGTTTAATTATGGTATTGTTCCCGTGGAACAATTGAGATATTATTCCAGTGGGATCAATATGTCGTCATTTTACAATGTAAAATGAGACGTCGTGAAATAAAAGTGAAATAACGTGAAATAACGTGAAACGACAGACTGACGCGGCAAGGCAATGTATCGAACAGTACTTATGCGGGGATGTTGACCGCCTGAAACTCAAAGAAAAGGTGGAGCAATGAGAAGCCCGATCACAGTAGCATATATCACCGGACTAGCCCGTGATTTTGAGCATACCGACCTTACAAAAGTCAGAATAAAGGAGTTGGAAGTGTTCTTTCCGGAACCCAACTCAACGTGTCTGGGCGGCTTTGAAGACGCTTATGGAAGAAGCCCTGAAGGTGTCCCCTTCCGATCTAAACAAGAGGCCGAAGATTGGCTCAAAGCATGGGTCGGTAAGGAGATTACAAAGCTGCACGGGCTGATCCAAAAGCACGCTTATGGGCTGGATGTAGCGTTAGGTAAGGACGTGGAAAGTATTGATGACGGGGTGCATGGGTAAGAAGGGCCGACCAACAAAAACCCCCGAGGATGAAGAGCGGGAGAGGGTTAAACAGCTCTCAGGTTTTGGCTTGACGCAAGAGCAAATCGCGTTAGTTATGAAGATGCATATACAAACCCTAAGGAAGCATTACTCTGAAGAGCTAGCCGCAGGAAAAGCCGAAGCTCTGGAGTTGGCGACAAAGTATTTATTCACCAATATAAAAAAAGGAAAGGAGCCTTCTATCTTCTTTTACCTTAAGTGTCAGCACCGATGGAGCGAAAAAGCCCCAGAAATATCAGACGACACCATAGACAGAATCGCCGCAGGAGTTAATCGACCTCGCGAAATGGGGTACGAGGAATGGAAAGAGTTTGCAGATAAACAGAGGGCCAAATCGAAACAGAAAGCGAGCAAGTAGAACATGCATGGTACGCATGGGAGCCTCAAGAAGGCCCGCAGTCGGTCGCATTGTTTGCGACCTCTGTACATGTGTTACTATTCGGCGGTGCTCGTGGCGGCGGTAAGTCTGACTACCTGTTAGGCGATTACTATCAGGACGTTTACACCTACAAGCGGCACTGGCAGGGCATTATGTTTCGGCGTACATATCCTGAGCTGGAAGGGCTGATTCAGCGCGGTAAATCGATATTTCAAGACGCTGAATGGCTCGAAGGTAAACGTCAATTCCAGTGGCCTAACGGCGCGATTCTCAAAATGCGGCACGCTGAAAATGTCGCCGATGTTAGTAAGTACCAAGGTCATCAATACGGGTGGGTGGGGTTTGATGAGATCACCAACCAGAAGGATGAGCAGGTATTCCGGCAATTATTAGCAATCAACCGGTGGGCTGAGTGTGAGCTACCAACTAAGAGGGTTAGGCTATCAGGTAACCCCGGCGGCCCGGGGCACCAGTGGGTTAAGAAGCTCTTTATAGACCCGGCTCCAGGCGGGTATGAGGTCATTAATGATGGCGACTTTCAGCGGCTATTTATTCCGAGTCGAGTGCAAGATAACGAGATCCTGATGCAAGCCGATCCACGGTATATCAAAAACCTTGAGTCTATTGGGAGTGCTGAGTTAGTCAAGGCATGGCTCGATGGTGATTGGAATGTAGTACTAGGCTCGTACTTCAGCGAGTTCGGGTCGCAGCACGTAATCCAGCCATTCACTATTCCCGCTCACTGGATGCGATTTCGAGCGATGGATTGGGGATTTAAGGCCCCCTCAACGTGTTTATGGCTTGCAGTATCAGACGGTACGATTGATAATGTCCCTGACGGCGCACTAGTGGTTTATCGCGAGTTGCAACGGGCAGGGATGACAGCCGAGGAGTTTGCGGAGGCGGTTGACAATCTGACAAGCGAGCATATCCAGTATTCGGTGTGCGATCCGGCGATGTTTGCCAAACAGTCGCAGATCGTAAAAGGGCCGTCACTTGCTGAGGTCTTCCGAGGTAGAGGGATAGCTCTATTTCCGGGTGATAATGAGCGGATACCGGGCTGGATGCAGATACGGCAGAGACTCAAGGCGGGAACGCTTTTAATCTTCGCGACGTGCAGGGAGTTGATAGCGGAGTTACCACTACTACAGCATGATAAGCTGCACCCTGAGGATTTGGATACTACCGGGCAAGACCATCTAGCAGATGCGCTTCGGTACGGGTGTATGAGTCGGCCGTTTATTAAGCGCGAGCCGGTCAAAGCCAGGCCGATTAAAGGATTTAGTGACTACAACTACAATGATTTACACAAGGCAATAGAGGCGCAGCATAATGAGTAGTACAGAGCACGAGAACAAGGAATGGGCTACGGAGCTAACAGCGGCATACAAAAGCCCGAACCGTGAGCGGTTTCTGCTGCAAGCAAAGCGGGCTTGGAGCGCGTACGATGCGGGCGCGAATGAAGGCGCGAGGCGTAGGGGTGACTCAAAGGACTACGCCCTATTTTGGAGCACTATCGAAACCAAAAGACGCCATATCTTTTCCCGAGTCCCTACGCCCCGTAGCAGGAGAATCGGGCGTAGTGTTGACGTTGTGTCGCTTGCGGCGGCTAGTATGCTAGAAGATTTAATGGAGTTACAAACGGAAGATAAATACGTCAAGTCTGTTTTTAGGGAGGCCGTTAAAAGCTACTGTATCGCAGGGTTAGGTGTTATCTGGGTACGATATGAACCCACAATCTCAACAGATCCGACAGGGAAAACGGAAGTATCCCGAGAGCGCGTCAAGTTTGATTTGGTGAACTACGATGATTACTTATTCCCGGACGTTAGGCCGGGAACAGATCTCCCTTGGAAGGCTCGTCGAATCTTTTTGACTGGCGAGGATGTCAAAGAACGCTTTAAGGTTAGCGGCGAGCAGCTCGACGCGATGAGTTTTAAGACCGGCAACCGAGACGGCGAAACCCTCGGCGTGATGAACCTGATGGGGAAAGATGACCTCCAGACTACCGCAATCTGGGAGGTTTGGTGCAAGCGCGAGGGGGCCGTATATTTCTTCAGCGGCGATGAGTTTAATGTATTGCTGAAACCCAAACAGCCGCTTAATCCGGTCCGTTTTGTCGATTTCTATCCGTGTCCAGATCCCATGGTGGCCACAACTGGGACAGAATCTCTCTGGCCTGTGCCGAATCATGTGTACACAAACACGAGTGAAGAGACGATCCAAGATAGCCGTAAAACTCAGAGGGCATTAATTAAAAAGGCGATTCCCAAAGCTTTGATCAACGGAGAGTTCGGAGAAGAACTTAAGAAGCTGTGGAGTTCTAACGAGCCAGTCGCTCAGGTGTTGGACAATTGGGTCCAGTTCGTCAACAAGAGTGGGTTTGAAGGAAATATAGCATACTCGCCAGTCCAGGCATATATAGAATCCGCTCAGACTATGAGCCAGCAGATACAAGAGGAGCTAACTGGGTATTGGGAGCTGTGCGGGATTACCGACCTGATGCGCGGTATCGCAGATCCGCAGAACGCGGCAGCAACAAATCAGCTACTAAGCGATTACGGGGATACGAGGACTCAAGGAGAAATTGATATCGTAACAGATTTCTTTAGCGATCTTTATGGGAAGATGGCAGATGTTATTTGCGATGTTTTTAGCGAAGATACAATACTTAGGGACTCTGGGGCGTTAATGGACGATCAGGTCGCGCAGAAGGCGGCGCTGTTTCTAAAGCAGGAGTGGCAGCGAGCGTTTAGAATTGCCATTGAAACGGGAACGACTCTCAATTCGAAAAATAAAACGAACGTAGTTAAAGCAACTGAGATGCTTAGCACGATTGGACAGGTGTTGACACTTGCCCTCCAGACGGCGGAAAAGGCTCCATCCTACGCTCAAGCAATGCACGCTCTAATCATGCATACCGTTAGGAGTATGAGCGAAGGGCGCAAGATTGAAGAGGAGTTGGAACAGGCGTTTTTGCAAGGGTTAGAACAGGCGAAACAAGGGCAGGAACAGGCTATGCAAGCCCAACAAGCTCAACAGCAGCAAGAACAACAGATGGCCCAAATGCAACAGCAGCTCCAGCAATTCCAGATGCAGATTCAGAGCAGGGAAACGGGCGTTAATGAGTTTGAGGCGCAGATTAAGCAGTTTATTGCGCAAAGCAACGCCCAAATCGAGCAGCTCAAGCTACAAATCGAGCAGGCAACCGCAGGGCAAAAGGCTCAAACCGACATGGCACTGGCTCAACACCAAGCCCAGATGACGGCTCAAAAGACTCAGGCAGAAGTAGCTAAAGCTCAGGCCGAGATGGTGTCAGCCCAACAACGGGTAGAAATGGAGGCCGCTAAAGCAGGGCGCGAACTCGATATCAAGGAGGGCCAAGCGATAGCAGATACGCACCTTAAAAAGCAGGAGCTAGACGACCAGCGGGCAGTGAACCTCGGGGAACTGCTCACTACAGGTGAGGTAAGGTAGCGAACATGACACACCTTACGATGGTACTAATCAGTTTAGTGTTGTTGTGGGTGCTTTTACATGGTGGGGATGGTGGCAAGATATAAATATAATCCGGCAACAGGGCAGATGTACGAAGTAGGCGACCCGGTGCACGATCCACGGGTGCATATAATCAACGACAACGCAGACCCGGAGCACAAGGGTTATTTGTGGCATCCAGCGTTTGATGAGCACGAGCAACATAAAGCGTACTTTAGTAGCAAATCAAAGTTCCGGGCTGAGACAAAAGCGCGCGGATTTGAAGAGCGCGGAACCGGACGAAACCCGGACAAAGAACGAAACTATCGAGACAATGAAAAGGCGGTGCAGTCAGCCGTTAAGGAAATTATAATCCAGCGCGTGAAGGCGCTAAATTTGAGGAACCCATAAATGGACGGCATAGAAGCAGGAGCACCGGAAACTACGACAGAAGCGCCACAGGTCAGCGAATCAAAAAGCCTGAACGACAAAATAGCAGACGTGGTAAAGGCCCGCGTAAAGGAGTTTTCTGAGGAAAAACCGACAACCGAAAAAGAGGTGAAGCCGGTAGTTGCTGAGAGTATTCCGCGTGAGCCGAAAGAAGAAGCGAAGCCAGAAAAGGCCGAAAAGGTAGAGCCAAAAGAGGCTAAAGCCGAGAAGTCCGAAGTGGTCAAGGCTCCTAACGGGTGGACAAAAGAAGAAAAGGCAGAGTGGGAAAAGTTACCTGAAACCGCCAAAAAGGCACTAGCGCGAGTATCCGCTGAAAAGGATAGCTACATTGAAAGCCAAGGTAAGGAGCTAGCAAAAGTCTCCAAGGTGCTCGAAAAGAGCAAGGAGGCTATAGAGGCGCACAACTACGTTAAGCAGGTGGCCGAGAAGGTAGGCGCACCGAACACGCGGCACTTTATTGAGCGGATGGTCGAGGCCCAAGAGCAGTCAGTGAAAGACCCAGTTGGTTTCGTAGCCCGTATTACCGACCAGAATCCTATGGGGTTTGTTAAGGCATTGATGCAGCGGTATAACATCGACGTTAGGCAACTTGCAGCGGGCCGGGATGACTTAGCTTTTGACGATTACACACACCAACAACAATCTGAAATGGCTCGAATCCAGCGCGAAAATGCGGAGATGAAGCAATACTTCCAACAGCTCCAACAACAACAGGTACAGACGCAGGAGCAGCAACAAAAAGCCCAATATGAGCAGGCCGTTGGTACTATTGCCGACGCAATGGAACAGTTTTATGCCGACAAAAGCGAAGGGGAAAGAGAAGCAGCAACGCCATACCTTGAACACGCCGTGCGGGTGGTGGTCGCGGAAGCTACCCAGAAGGGCGAGCAAATTAACAGCTATACGGAATTAATAAGAAGGGCGCACGCTAAGGCACTACGGCTCAACGACAGCTACAACCCTCCGCAAGGTCAGCGAGCTGATTACGCTTCCAGCCGGGCGGTCAGTCCTGCGAGTAGGGGGGGAAATGCGTCAGGAGTACCGACGACTAAACCGACAGGCAGTTTTAACGACATGGTGGCACAGATAGCCCGAAACAATATGCGCAAATACTTCTAAAAAGGTATTGACAGTTACCCGGGTTTTATGTCTTACTCAAAGCATAGGCGCATTGTGCGCAATTATAAGGCGTGAACAGCTCCGCTACGGGATCGCGACATCTCCTGAACAGCTCTGCTACGGGATAGAGATGAAATAACTAACAATTATTTTAATCTTTATACTGAGGTACCCAGATGGCAGATCCCAATCTCTCCCAGATGACCTCCGCTACATTTGAAGATGTAACGAAGGTCGTCTATGACAATTTCACGAACAATAACCCACTACTAGGCGAGCTAAAAAAGAAGGGTAATATCAACGAGGATTATACCGGCGGCGAGTATATCCGACAGACTTTGGCGTATGCCGAAAACAGCACCTACACCCACTACAGAGGCGCGGAAAGGCTGAACATTTCCGAGGTTTCTATCCTTTCAGCAGCTAAGTTTGACATTAAGCAAGTAGCCCTAAGCGTGACCATGAACGGTCTCGAAGAAGTCATGAACGCTGGAGAGGCCAAGCTGATTGACCTGTTCCAAACCAAATCCATGGTGCTCAAGGGTACGTTCGAAAACAACTTCGAGACAGACCTCTTTTCAGCCGGAACGGCAACCGGCGGTAAGCAAATCGGCGGCTTGCAATCACTAGTAGCAGACACTCCAACATCTGGGACAGTTGGTGGGATTAACGCTGCAACCTACAGCTGGTGGAGAAACGTTAGTTACGACGCGACAACCGACGGCGGCGCGGCTGCATCAGCGACCAACATCAAAAAGTACCTCGATACTGTAATGCTCCAGGTTCGACGCGGGCAAGACCTTCCAGACTTCCTTATTGCGGATAACAACTATTACGGCTTTTACGAGGCTTTCCTATCAGGTTTGCAGCAAATCGTCGATAGCGGTTCCGGGAAATCCCAAGGATCAGGCGCGGATGAATTGACGTACAAAGGCCGAAGATTTGTTCTTGGCGGTGGCCGGAACGGCTCATGTCCTGCTAACCATGTGTACTTTTTGAACACCGACTACCTCAAGCTGAAAGAGGCTAAAGGTCGAAAACTGAAGATGCGTGAAGCAGTAAAAGCCATTGACCAAGACGCTGAAGTTTCGTTAGCGCTATGGGCCGGAAACCTAGTGCTCCCGAATCGGTTTGTACATGCTGTACTCAAAGACTAATTAGGGAGGATTAAGAAAATGCCAATAGTGAATCAAACAAGTTTCGGTCTAGCGGGTGTTTCGATATTCGATGCGACATCAGATCAAAAGTTTGCGCTTGGAACAAGAACGCGAGCGATTACAGGGAGCGGAAAGGACAAATCAGCAGAATTAGTCTACGTGAAAGCGGCGGCGGCGCTCACAGTTGGGCTTTTGTATGAGTTGCCTTTGATTTCTGGGACTGATGCGTACCAAGTGGATACAGCAGTTACTACTACTAACGCAAGCACGTTCGGTGGTGCAAACGGCGGAAGTTTTGCATGTTGCGTACCAGCCGTAACGATGGCGATTAATGAATACGGGTGGGCGTACGTACAAGGCCATTTCCCGATGTTCTTGGGGTTATCATGCGCGGCGCAGGTGAAGCTGTACACCACGGCAACAGCGGGGCTTGTTGACGACGACTCTACTCCAGCCCGTGAGGTTATCGGAGCGTGGGCAATCTCAGCAGTTGGCGGAGCTAACGCCGTAGCTGATGTTTTCTGCGTAACGGACCTCAGAGTAATTCGAAACAGCTAACGACTTGACGGGGGGCCTAAAAATCCCCCTTTTTTAAACCTTAAACCAGAGACATCATGGACTTTTCACAGATACAACATGGCAATGTACAAATTCAAGGGTTGATGTCTAACCCGGAATTTGCGGACCTACTAGGCGAGGACTTCAAACAACAGCACGTTCGATGGAAGCCGGAGGACGATGCAAAGCTGATCGTTCGGTTTTTCAGCGCAGCGGTTCTTTTGAGCCATGCAAGCGAGCAACTCAAAAAGCCAAAGGTCGTACAGAGTGATTTTATCTCGATTCGACTGGATGAGTATTCAGAGTATGTAACCGAAGTGGGTTATATTCGAGACTCCTTCGGCCACATTCAGGAAGTAGCAGGAGTTAAGGTTCCTCACCCTAAGCGGGAAGAGTATTTGGCGAGATTCCCGAAAGCGTGGGAAGTGTACCAGCGACAGTATGAGCGGGCGGAAGGAACACCACTAAGCCAGCTCAAAGGTATAGCCCTTAACGACATTGCTCAATTGGGGGTGTTTAAAATTTTCACAATTGAGGCACTTGCGGATGCTCCTGATAGGCTCTTCCTCCCTTCAGGTGCTCAACCTGCAATACTCGACACCAGAGACGATGGCGGTTCGTTTATTGCGCTTCGTGAAGCAGCTCGACGGCACATCAAGGAAAACGGCGAGTTCGAAGCTATCGTCCGGGCGAAAGACGAAGCACGAGCAGAGGCTGAACAGCTCAAAGCGCTAGTTGCTAAACTACAAGCTGAACTAGGCGCTACGGGGCCGAACGATGCTGAGAAGATAGCGCTACATAATGAGCAGCTAGCCCAAACCGCAAAGCTAGAAGCCCGAGTCAAAGAAGAAAAAAGAAGGTAGTAAATGCCACTAACGCTTTTACAGATTGTACAGGATGCGGCAACGCTTGTAGGGCTGGATAAGCCCTCAAGCGTTGTTGGCTCTACTCATCCTACCGCTACAAAAGCGTTGGCGATGCTACACGTTGAGGGCGCAGAACTCCGGCGTAACTATGCCTGGGACGCGCTCAAGCGGACTCACACAGTCACGCTAGTTAATGGCACGCAGGCATACGCACTACCAGCAGATTTTGAACGTCACGTGCCATCAACGCACTGGGACAACGGAATGTCCCTACCTGCAACCGTGGTAGGCTCACAGGATTGGCAGTTTGTGCAGCACGCTAACTTTGTCTATACCTCTTCTAAAGTCATGCGGTTTTGGACATGGCTAAACAATCAGATTTACCTTTATTCAACCCCTGATTCTACTGATGCTGGCAATACTATTACTTTTGAGTATCAATCTGCTACTTGGATACGTTATCGCACGTGGTTAGCGTCTACCGGTTATGCAACCGGGAATAGAGTTTGGTACAACGGTAACCGCTATACGTGGGTATCAGGCACTACTTCGGGTAGCACAGCGCCAACTCACACGGTAGGCAACGCTTCAGATGGTGGCGTTACTTGGGCTTATAACTCAACTGAGCTTCAGGAGCGATTCGAGTATGATACGGATATCCCGCTCATTGACGGTGTGGTGCTACAGCTATCCTTGCAAGCTGCACTATATGAGGATCTCGGACAGTCAGAGCAAGCTCAAGCACAACGGGCGCGAGCGGCACAACTAGCAACGCAAGTTTGCACAAACCTCAAGGGGCCTTCAGCCATTGCGCTTACTGACATGGGCGTTTCTGAGGGCGCGTTCATGAGTAACAATTCGGTGAGGATCGTATAATGGGCGCACCCTACCCACCGATGAACCCAAGTTGGGCAGCCGGATTTCAGCGCCAGTTCGGTCGCGCTCCGAGTCAGGGCGATTGGGAGCGGCAGATTGACCGCAACCGAGGGATTCCTGAAAAGCCGAACACAGCATCACAGGTGGCACCGTACGCAGGGATCGCAGGGAGTGTTTTAGGGATGTACGGGGCGAGTCAGTTACCGGGGTTGTTTAGCGCAGGGACGGCAGCAGCCAGTACGGCAGCTCCAGCAGTGGCAGGAATCGCAGGAACGGGCGGCGCGACTCTCGCAGCTCCTGAAGTCGTAGGCGCTAATATTGTTGGTAGTGGAGCCACAGGAACCGGCATCTATGGCAGCATTGCGGCGGCGGCCCCTTATGCAATCCCAGTTGCGGGAGCAGCCCTACTTGGCAAGGGGGTATATGACCTCGTACAGGGCGAGAAAACAAAAGGTTTAGGCGGATGGGGCGGTAGGGCTCAGCTTGCAGTAACTACAGGCGGACTTTCAGAACTTGCAAGGGCGTTCGGGTTATTCGGCGAACCTCAAACCCAAGTAGAGGAAAAACGCTGGAAGGAACTCGGCGAAGAAGGCTATACAGTGCCTGATTGGGTAGCAGCGGGCACCGACATCAAAGAAAAGGGCGCATGGTCGAGGCCGGATCTTGACCCTAGTTTTGTAGGGTACGCTCCAACCGCAGGAGAAGCCGTCGGTATAGGCTCAACTCCTGAAGGGACGTGGGTTAACAACGCCTTTGCGAAATCGCGGCAAGAATCAGACCTCCGGCCTGAAGACATCTGGGGTTATGCCGCTATGCCTGAAATGTTCGGGAAAGACTACATGGCGACCTCAGAAGCTAACCGCAGAGCAATTGCACAAAAGGCGCTTGACTTGGGGCTTGTTGACGAGCACCACGGGACGATTGATATCAAAGAAGACCCGGCGCTAAAAGAGTACTGGGCACAACTCCTGAAGGATAAAGAGGAAGAGAAAACCTTTTATAATAAGGGGCGCTAATGGCGAGCATAGGAGTATACACTCTAACACCAGCGCTAAACGGCATCAACCTCGATACTCCTGCGGACATGCTCGGCGATGGGTGGGCGACTAACCTTTCGAACATCTCTCCTTTTCCGGAAAGGATCGCGCAAAGGAGCGCAAAGACCACATTTGCAACAGCTACGGGAACATCGGGAAAGTATGACAATCTCGGCGTCTACACAACCCCAACAGCAACTAATTTAATCGCAGGAACTAAGACCGCGCTATCCAAAATAAACTTAGGAGGTACGGTTACGTCCATAGTGTCGGGGCTTACTGATGCAGCATGGTATTTCCAGCAATGGCGCGGGTATTTTTGGGCGACACGATTTCAGGTGACTTCTAGTTTCGGCTCAGACTCTATCGGGATCGCCGACTTCTACCGCTACGACGGAACGACGCTCGTTGATGCTACGACGCTTTATACATGCAGCGGCTCAGGGAGCTATACGGCGAGCCATTACGTACCGCATAAAAGCCGGATGTACCTCGTCATAGAGTATGCGGGAGAGCGGGAAATCTGGTACAGCGGGGTAAACTCTATCACCGGAGCCCTGACGAACTTCGCAGTGAGCGGGTTATTTCAAAAGGGCGGCTTCGTCCTAGCAGTTGGCAGCCTTTCGCGCATGAGCAATGCGGGCGATGTCTCTCAGTTTGTCGTGATATCGAGCGAAGGAGAGGTCTTGATTTACGACGGTGACAACCCGGCAGCTACTAATTGGGTGTTAACCCGGCGCTTGTCGATAGCAAAACCTCTCCAGCGGAACCGCTACTGTAACTCAGTGATATCGGCCAATCAGGACGTTTACGTTTTGACCTCAGAGGGAACGATCAGCATTAATCAGCTTTTAGCGGGCGATCCAGTTGGTAAAACCTCTCCCGTAGCATCAGAGATAGGGATCGCGTGGACATATCAAACCAGCTTGCAGGAGTTAGGGAATACGTGGAACCATGCGCTACACTTTGATAATCAAAAGGGGTGGCTATTCTCTAACCTTTCAGCAGATAGTGACTATTCGATTAACACGTACGTTAAGAGTTTTAAGACTGGCTCGACGACCAAGTACCCGGTTGATGCATCAGCATGGACCTCCTACGAGACTAACCTCTATTTCATCTCTCTTGGAGTAGTCTACAAAATAGCAGAGAGCAATTCTACAGAGGGATCTATTTGGGCGCTATCTTCGCATTGGTCAGACCTTGGGAAGCCGTACGTACAGAAGACTATCACGGCGATACGGGTGCGGCTCGACTCTACGATCTACAATCCGATATCACCGAACAACAACACCTTTGACATCACATGTTCAATCGACGCGGATTTCGTGACAGCAGGAAACCAGTTTACTTTCAGCCGGACATCAGCACAGCGCTCGGCAACACCCGATCCGTGGGTGCCATGCCATGCGACAGGGACGCGGTTCAGAATTAACCTCAACGGCTCAACTTTAGGTGGTGCTACAATAGGCGCGATTGATATAAGATACACAATAGGGAGGGTCTAGGATGGCACTAACACCAGAGCAGCAGAGGAAGTATCACCAGCTCAAGAAGAAATTCGGACCTGATGTCGCGCAGCAGTATGACTCGTGGGTTCAGGCAGGTAAGCCCGGCGGGCGCTTTGACCCTCAAAACCCGACTACTCCGGGTGCTCCTGCGGGTGCTCCTCCTTCAGTGGACTTCAAGAATCCTCAAAGTGTCATTAACTACCAAGGCCAGATGAACGACCGGGCTGTTGACCAGTCAACGCCTAACGTCGTCAATGACTTCGGGCAGAGGAAGGTTGAGCGCGACCCGAATACGGGGAAAATTACCGTAACTGAAGGCTTGACCGGCAAGAATAAAGAGCTGATGGAGCAGGGCCAAGCCGGGCAGGGCATGATCAACTCTGAGTTTCAAAAACAGATGGGATTCGCAGCTGAGCAAGGGAAGTTCGATCCTCGGAAGGGGCAGATCGGACAGGAAGCGTTTGACCCTAATAGTGTCGGCAAGCTCCCCTCTTGGGTGGACCCACGCCAAACACAAATACAAGCCCCGGGCAGCTTTCGTGACGTGCAACAGCAAACGTATCAGAACGCCTTGCAGGACTACACCAGCTCAGTGCGCGAAGACCAAAGCTTCCGCCGCGATCAGCTTGAGCAGCAGATGGCTAACGAGGGCGTACCGCGTGATTCCGCCAAGTATCAGCGGGCAATGGCTCAGTTTGAAAAGACTGCCAACGAGGGGATCAGCCAAGCAACCCGGGCAGCCTACCGCGACAGTATGGACGTTGGCAGCCAAGCGTTTCAAAACCAACTCGCAGGGCAAGGCCAAGAGTTTAACCAAAACTTACAAGCGGGCGATCAGCGATTTAATCAAGGGTTTAACGCAAGAGGCCAAGATGCCGCGCTTCAGGCTCAGCAATTCGGGCAGCAAAGCACACTCAACGACCGGGCTGAACGTATGAACCAAAACGAGTACATGATGCCGCATAACCTTGCGATGGGCTACATGGGCGCTCAAGGCCAGTATAAAGATCCGAATCTGGGACCAACACAGAGCATAAACGTCCCGCAAATGGATATGCTGGGCTATCAAACCGGGCTAGCGAGTCGCCAGCAGCAAGAAGAGCAGTTCCGACGATCTCAAGAGCAGCAGATGGAAATCGCCAGAATGAACAACGCCACAGCCCGTCAGAACGGTGGGGGGAATTCCTTGAATGACAGAATGGCGCTAATGCGCTACGAGGACGAGCTAGCCCGAAATCGGTATTGGGAGCAGCAAGGAGGATCGGCAGGGCAAGGACCGCAGCAACCGGGCATGAGCGACGTTATCGGCAACGGAGTAGGCGGGTTCGTGAATGGCCTAACCAACGGCATAATCAACAACAGAGGGCGCTGATATGTGGTGGAATCAAAATAACCGCTTTGGCGGGATGCAAGGCTTCCCGAGCTGGGGTCAGAGTAACTACGGTGGCGGCTTCGGAGGGTACCAACCTCAACAACAGTGGTTTGGCGGTGGTCAGAATTGGGGTGGTGGCTACGGCTACAACCAGCCGATGCAACAATCATTTGGCGGGTGGGGCGGCGGGTTTCAGCAGCCCTCTCCGTGGGGGAACCCATACGGGAATCACCCTCAACAGCAATTTGGGGGCTATGGTATGGGCGGTGGTATGCTCGGCTATCAGCAGCCAGTGAATCAGCGGCAACCGCAAGGCGATAACTGGGGGCAGCAAAGCCAGCAGGCTTTTAGTGGGGAGGGAAATCAAGGATTCTCGCAAGCATTCAACCAAAAGCAAGATGGGCAGCAACGGGAAGGCGGAGATGATCATGGTAGCAGGATGGCCGCAGGCGGAATGGATAAGTCAGCGATGATGAACGCAATGCAGTCAGATGGACAGCGAGACCAAAGCGGCAACCAATATGCTCCGGGTCAACAAATATCAGGGGCTACGCAGCAATACACGGGCAATCAGGGGGATGAAATGGGCCGCTCAGGTGGTAACAAATCTCAGCTGATGGCAGCCATGCAACAAGCCCAAGCTCAGGGCCAACAGCAGATGAACGGCAACGGCTCACTAATGGGAATGTTTAGCGGCGGAGGGTGGAACAAGAGATGAGCTACTACGACCCCCTACTCGAAGAACTTGCGCGACTAGAGCAGCCGAACCAGCTACAGCAGGCCGGGCAGCAAATGATGGTGCGCGGTGCTCCTGTTTATGCGGGCGGGGGTTTTTGGCAGAACCTCGCGGCTCAGGTGGTTCCGGGGTTACTCGGCGCGGGAATCTCCTACCTCGGCAGCCAGCAAAACAGAGGCGAGCAGGATGCGCTACTTGCAGCGGCCAAGCTCCAAGACCCTCAAGCGATTGCGGCCAACCTTGAGGCAGCCGGGTTTAAAGGGACTGCGGCAAAGGTGCTGTTTGCAGCGCAGGCAGCTAAGGCGGAACAGGAGGCTAAGATCGCAGAGCTGAAGAATCAATTTGATTACATGACGGCTCCAACCTATCACCTCGGCGACGCGGAAAGAGCAGCCGATGAGCGGTATAGACAGCAACAGTTAGGGCTTTCAGTCGCGGGGCTATCATTACAACGCGAAGGTATCATGGCTGATCGAGCCAAGACAGACGCCATGCTCAAGGCTCAAGCGATTAAAGATGCTATAGACATGGAAATTACCGGGACGAAAGATGCGAAAGGAAACGCTACGTACCAGCGATACGAGAAAACCCTTCCTGATGCGAACGCAGTTAAAAACATACTAGAGGACTACCACAGAAGCGGGTTGTTAGATATCGCGTCAGCTAAGTTAATAGGGAGAATCATCGCGCCTGAAAACGTTACTGCCGATGACTTCCGTATGGTGGCTGATGCTACTGGATTCAAGGGTAAGGCGGAGGATTTCGCGAATTGGTGGGCCGGGGAAGGTGTTAAAAACCCGCAAACCGTGGTCAATGCTATCCAAGCAGCGAATCATATCATCAGCGGCCAATATAACGCATATAAGTCGGGACTCGAAGGTACGCGATCAAGGTATGCTCAATATGGAGCTAACCCTGCGAGAGTGGGCGACGAATTGCCATTGGTGCATATTACTACTTTGGAAGAGGCTCGAAAACGACAAGCCGAACTACTTGCGAAGCAGGCAGCGGGGAAAGATGCCAGCTCTCCTGAATCTATGGCTACATGGTTGGCGGGGTTAAGGTAATGGGATTAACTCCTGAAGAACAAGCCGAATTGGAGCGACTAAATGCAACGCTAGGGCCTGTTGGGGTGGCGTCACTAGTTGATGTTCCTTTGGCTACAACAGGCCGCAGCTGGACCCGTGCTATCGCCGAAAACATTGCGCCTTTTGTCAGCTCGAAACCTCAAGCCGTGGATGCAATGGAGGGCGCTTTAAACGCACAGTACAACGATATCGCGGGATTCGGACGGGCAGCGGCGAATAGTTATTCCGCAGGATTCGGTGACGAGATACTAGGGATTGGAGACACGGCGGCGCGTGATAAATGGCGGCAGGATTCTAAGGATTTTGCGGCTAATAACCCGTGGACATCATTCTTTGGCAACATAGCAGGTGGAGCAGTGTCGCCGATTAATAAAATCGCGATGGCAGCTAAAATCCCAGGCGTGGCGCCGATTGCAGCGGCTCTTCCTGCTTACCTTGGGACAGCTCTCAACGTCGGCACTCAAGCAGCCATACAAGGGTATGGAGAAGGCGAAGGCGACTGGGGGCGGCGACTAGGCTCAGCAGCAACTTCAGGAATTGTTGGCTCAGCTTTTGGCGGTGGTGGGAGCATCGTAGGGGGCGCAGCTATCGACCGTTTAGGGCCAAGGGTGGACCCTATCATTAAAAAGATTGCAGAACTAACTGGCTTTGATGCACCGTCACGTCAGATGATCGAGGCAGCAGCAACGCGCCTAGAAGACGCGACAAAGGCGGAGATCCCCGGTTATGCGGTAATAGATGCCCTACAGCCAGCGTATGTACCGGGTGCACCAACCTCGAAGAGCACTATCGGGGCTTATGTCCGGGGCGCTACAAAAGGGAGTCTCGGTGATGGTGCGATGGCAGATGCACATACTCTGATTTATAGTCGACTCCCCTCACCTCTACAGTCAACCGAAAAGGTGCTGGATGCCATATCACCGGGGTTAGATCCAGAGGATGCTAAACAGCTTATTGTTAAGGCATCACGCGATGCAATAAAAGACGCTACAACAGAAAGGGCGAAAGCTACAGAGCCACTTTATGAAGCCATAAAAGAAGAGTTCCCTACAGTAAAACCTCAGCCAAGCGGCACCCTTTTTGACTTCACGCCGACAGTGAAAACCGAAGCCGACCAGCTCATTAAAAACAAATACGTCAAAGATGAGCTGAATAAAATTAGGGCGAGATATGCCCCGGAGGATGTTAAACTAGGCGCACATCCTGAAGATTGGAGCACCGATACATGGATCGGGGTGAGGTCTCGGCTCCAAAAGAGGATACAAAATACGCTTAACAGCACCTCGACGACAAGGGCTAATGATGCAGCAGACATGGGCGCAGTGCTCGATAGTGTTGACGGTATGTTGGGTAAGCTAACAGGTGGAAAAACGGAAGAGGCGAAAGCTCTATATGCAGCGATTACACAATCGCAACCTGAAGTCTTTGACCCTGATGGCATCATTGCAAGGTTAGCTAAGACCAAGGCGGCTAGAAACACTCTTGGAGCAACGCAAGACGTATGGGGTAATACGGCTAAAAGTACCAAGAATGTTGGGCGAATTGAAGCGCGACTAGGAAACGACGTAAACCGTGCGGGATTCCGGGCAGTCAGCAGCGAGATGCTACCAGATCGCAAGTTTTCGGACGCTGCAAAAACGCTCCTTGAATCGGATAGGTGGAATCAGCAAGCCGAAAGGATATTGAGTGCTCCTGAAGTGGAAGACCTCGTAAGAAAGCTTAACTACCTCCATACTATATCAGATAACAACAACTTCCTGACGGGCAATAGCACGACAGCAAGCGAGGTCGTAAGCTCCTTACAGGATGCCCCAACTAACTTAAAGCCTAACATTAACCCTCTGCAATGGATCGCTAATGCTATAGCAGAATCGCGCGGGATGTTAGCAAGAGACACACGAAACAAAATGCTCCACACAGTCATGAAATCAGGCGATGAGGGGATTGCGACCCTCAACGATGTGGCAAAATACATGGACGCAGCTCAGCTATACAGAGACAGCACAGAGCCAGTTAGACAAGTGGGATTAAGCACAGGGCGCAATATCGGACCTAACGACATTATGGCAATAATCAAAGGATTCACGGGGTAAAACTATGGCATTAAGCAACACAGTTACAATAGCCGACAGCGTGGCGGGAATCACGGTAACACAAGTTACAGCAACGACCGACACAAACAGCAACCCATGGGTAGCGGCTCAGGGCGTAGGAGTTCGGATCTACGTCCTAGCCCTTGATTGGTGCGATGCGTCAGCAACCACAATCACGATTCAGAGTGCGGCCAACACGATAGCAGTGTTTGAGCTTGCGGCTAACGCCGGGATGATTGGCAGCCTTGAGATGCCGCTATTTACCAACACGAACGAAGCTTTGAATATAACGACATCCTCAGTGGGCGTGCTCAAAATCACATGGACCACTGATCAGAGAATTGCCTATAGACTGCGAGTAATATAATGGCAAGCGCAATACTTAGCACCAAATCACGGGCGTTTTTTGTGGCAGGGCAGAACCTTGGAACGATTGTTCAGACTTGCTTATTGTTTGACGATAGCTCAGACGTGACGATAGCAACGCCGACTAGTCCAGATTCGATATACTTACTTGCCTACGACTACGCCGTAACGTCAGCTCACACCCTAACTTTCAAGAGCGGGACAGATATCATCAAATCACTGTCTTTCAGCGGAGCGACAAGTTTTGTCAGTGGCTACGACAACGCGGGGTTGGTGTTTACTGGACCGGGTGAAGCTCTAAAATCTTCGCTAACCACGCCCGGCTACCTCACGACCTTCCACACGACAAGCCATGCACTAGCGGCGGCGTTTTTGGATAGGGCGCGATAATGGCAAAGATTAATAGCCTGAATATCAGAGTGAGCGGGACGGATTTTCGAGTAGAAACCGTGGATACTACGCCAGAATTTGCAGGGTTCGCACCCTGGTCGGAATTGCTTAGTTTGACGCAGTGGCAGACCAATACAGGGCTAACGGCGCTCCAGTACATCAACGCTCAGGATAGCACTAGCGTAACACTTGGAGCACCAGACCTTGCCGACAAGGTAGAAGACAAGACCGCCAACAATCACGACCTAGACTTCGACTCAACAAGTAGGCTTGTTAACCTTACAACCACGAACGGCGTACTAGCCGAAGTTTCCCCTGGATTCAACTCAACAGTATGCGCGAGCATTACCGGGAATGCTGTTTCTAACCCGATCATACTAGGGTACTGCTTCCAGATTTCGCGAGCACCAACAGCGACAGAAACCTTGATTTCCTTTGGGGCTACAGGGTCAGACGTTTTTCGTAGCCTAGAGATAACAACTTCCAGATTTATACAATACTCCTACAAAGACAATAGCGGAAACACGTTAACTAAAACAGGATCTACCGCCATTCCCTTTGACCGTAAGATTATGGTCTTTTTGTTCCTCGAAAGAACAAAGGTGCGCGTATTCCTGCACGATGGGGTTTCGCTTGACCATGCGATCCAGATAACTGACGAGGGCGCGTTTAACGTTTCTTCGACGCTCGATATACAAGCGATTAATTGCAAATCAGCCAACGGGGTTATCAGCCAGCAGCGAGCGAGCGGGTATTACTTCGGGCATATCTTAGCTAAAGCGGTAGCATTAAACACCTACACTATCATCGAACAAACCTGCGGAATGTTCGGAGTCCCATTCGCGTTGACTGACGTTTCAACGCTTGATTCGGGTATCGTTAGTCTTATTCAAGGGCCCGGGGCGGGTGCCTTGGCAACGCCAAAGGCTGACGTAGTTGATTTATTTGCGGGAACAGTATTCACGGCTACTGGGACACAAGCGGCAACGGTAGCGGGAAAATTCCACAACGCAATACCGCTCACCATGACAGCGAGCACAGTTTACTTGCTTGGCACAGTACCAGCCGCATGGGATATTTATTCAGGTAGCTATGGTGACTATACAATTTATATTCGACATAAAACCGGAACGACTGATGCATCGACCCGAAACATCATATGCTTAAACACGACTGGCGCTCCTACCACTCAGAACGTGCGGGTGCAACAGAGTACTACTCAAACCTTTCAGTTAATTGTGGATAACTCCACAAAGGCGACTTCTACTGTCACAGCGGCCAGTAATACGTGGTACGACTTTGTAATCAAGGGCAGCTCAGGAACACACACCTTCAGCGTCAACGGGGAAACTCCGATAGCCTTTACTCCCGGAACTCGTAGTACAGTAGGTGGTTACTTTGCTCTTGGCGCGATGATGACGGCAGCCAACACGCTCCAACACCCCGGGCGTGGGCATCTCGACTGTTTGGCCTTATGGAACCGGGCGTTGACCTCAGATGAGATCATTCAGCTCAGGAAAGGCGGCGCAGGTCGCGACGGGTTCTTCTCTTACCTTTCGTCTGACATTTACGTGGACGGCGGGAATAGCGTGGTCTACGAATATCGAGGCCCGCAGATTGCAGCTACAAACAACGACGCGATACCGCTTAAAGGGTCGGCAGCTTCGGGGACTGACGCGACCTACCTTAGTTTTAAGTCACCAAGGTCGGGAATCCTAAAGGCCGTTGACTTTTGGTGGAAATCAAAATCAACCGGCAACTACGCAGGCGGCACCGGCGGCACCTATACTTTAAGCGTACGGACAGATAACGCGGGAATCCCATCTTCAACTGTAGTAGCGGAGGTGACGGGGATTACGGGGTTTGACCGAAGCTCGACTAACGGAAACACAGCTCAGGACTACCGGACGCACACTTTAACGCCCGTAACGGGCGGGGGCGCTATTACAGCCGGGACTCAGTACCATCTGTGCATACTTAACACAAACGGCAGCCCTACCGTGAACTACATGTCAGTTAACGGCTCCTCCACATACGGTCAGAACAGATCTCTAAATAAGCCAACAATGGACAACTTTACTGACTTTGCCATGAGGCTTGGGATAGGATTTGGCGGTTCGATTAACAGCTACACATCGGGCGTTACAACAGGCAACACTCCGAACATCACCTTCCACGTGGACACTGATAGTAACGGGACCGCTGATTTTTGGTTTGGCGGACCGTGGACAGACCCGAGAAGCGGCAATGCTTCAGCCCTTTCAGTGCCGTTTTCTGGCGCAACTCGATTACGGCAGAAGCTACCAATAGCGGCAGGTGATAATTTTACCATAACTTCTGTGAATATTGCGCTAACCAGAACCAGCGCAAGTACGGGCGTTTCGTGGCGAATCCTTGCTTCAAACGCTACTACTGTGCTTGCAAGCGGGACGATCCCAGAAAGCAATTACCCGCAGTTAGCCCAAACAAACCCCACATGGGGAAAGGCGGTACTATCAAGCCCGCTAGCGATAACAGGCGGGAATACCTACTACCTTGAAATCTGGGCTAGTAGCGGCACCTACTATCCAAGTGTGATGAACCACTCTGCACCGACTTACGGCAACGGTGCAGCTGTTGGAGCGAACGGGGTCCGGGGCGGTTGGTACGGCGGGGTGAATGGGATTTTGCAGATGAGCACCAATAGCGGCGCGACGTACGGCACATACGATAGTGGCAAACGTTGCCTAGCGTTTTATTTCGAAGTAACAGTACCGTAAGGGGGATTTGTATGGCATTTATACGCGGTGGTAGTGGTGGAAGTGGAGTAGCCCCAGAAGATATAACCTGGGCTCCCACGAGCGCGAACTCCGTATCGGATTGGGTGCAGACGGCGGACTCATCAACCTACACGGCGACGGTGGGGAACGGAGCCATCTCGAACGGCTCGTGCATGGTCTTCGTTGTGTACTACCCGACTGATAAGACGAACAGCCACTATATCATCAACTACGACACAGGTGGTGCAAACCCGGGGCTTGCACTGCGGTACTGGCAGCCGACGGATAGTTGGTATGCCTACTGTAACGATACAGCTAGTACGGGCAACGTGGCTACCTCCGCGACCGGAAACGCAGCCGGGGCAAAAGTATTGCTTGGCATCCTGATTAGCGGGACTTCCCTTTCGATCTCGGTAAACGGGGCTTGGACAAGCGGCGGGACTGCAACTCCTTTCACTTCTACCCGACTAATCGCCAACCGTTCAGCAGCTTCGTTTGGCAAGATTTACGACATGATTTCCTTCACAGCGTACAACACCTCGACCGCAAAACGTGTTGAGGGGATGTTAGCCGCTAAGCACGGAATTACCTTAGCCGCAGGGCATCCCTACAGGCTTGGGGCTCCGACTCAAGAGTGGTTACCGAGTGATGATACAGGCGGGGTGATCTGGTACGATTTCGCTGATAGTTCCACAATTACCGTGACCGGCGCGGGGATCTCGAATTTGACGAATAAAGCGGCGGTGGGTGGGTATACGTTGACGCAGAGCACAGATGCGAATAGGCCAACATGGGACGGGAGTACAGCGACGGGAAGATCTGTAATTCCTGCCGTGACTACAGGTCTTCGGTTAACCTCGTCTATAGGGTTTACAGCGGCAGCCTATACCTCGATACACACAACCAAACTTGGAAACTACGATCCTAACAGCATGCAAGTGTGGGTTGTGAACAAAACCGGGGCTAGATCTCAAGGGGAATGGGTTTCTACCACAGCGAATACATATCAAACGCGCACACAAGCCGCAGCGGTTACATCTAACAATGTCGAAACTTATACGGCAGAATCCGGTCTAAACATCCGGGGATTAGTCTTTGATGGGCTCGCTGGAGGGACACACACACCATACAAAAACGGGACCGCTTTCGCAGCGTACACTAACGCAAGTAACAACGTTGTCACCGGGGATGATTTTTGGCTATTGAAAGACTCCTCTATTAATTGCACTATCGGCGACTTCATCGTAACCTCATCTACCTCAACCGCTACCCGCCAACGCCTAGAAGGCTACCTCGCCCACAAACGAGGCTTGCAAGGCTCCCTCCCGACGTCCCACCCTTGGCGCTTGCAGAAGCCGACTCTAGCGAATCCATGGGTACCGACTGACGACCCCGGCAACCTCATCTGGTACGACTTCGCGGACTCCAGCACGATCACGATTACGGGCGCGGGGATTAGCCAGATCACGAATAAAGCAGCGGGCGGCGGGTATACGTTGACGCAGGGGACGGATGCTTATAGGCCGACGTGGGACGGAAGCGTTGCGTTTGGTCGTGGAAATTCGGTGTTTGGTGGACTAGGGATCTCAACATCCATACCCTGGACAAACGGAGCTTATCTTGTGCTGCAAACAAATCAGCTCCTTGCCGCCAACGGCTCATTTGGTCGGTCGTATCGAGTAAGAAATGCCGCTGCTTTTGATATTTCGCAGACCTTCATTAATAGCAGCGGGTCGCGATATAGAGCTAGAGTTAACAACGTAACCGGGTCGACGGGGGAGTGGGATCTAGAGAACCCGTTTAGCCCGTCACCAGAAACAGCCTTGTCGATTAGGAGCCTCAGTTTTAATGGGGCACCAGGCGGCGTAGTAACCACATGGAAAAACGGAACAGCCACTACTGGGACATCGGGAGCCGGAGTGAATCCTGATGTCGGTGCGGAATTATATCTCTTAGCGAGTAATGCGACTAACATTAACATGGGCGACTTTATTGTCACCACCACTACCTCCGACACCACCCGCCAAAAGTACGAAGGCTACCTCGCCCACAAAAGAGGGCTCGAAGCGAACCTACCAAGCGATCACCCTTATAAGACTAGACCACCCCTAACAAGTGACTAACATGCAAACCTTAACACGTGAAGAATTATCCTTGCTCCTTCAGGGCGGAATCGAAGTAGAAGAACCGACGGACTTTACCGCCGGAGCAGCCATCACGTATAAACTCGGCGACAAGAGTTTTGTGCAGGTCTCGAAAGGTGGCGGGGAATTTGAGTCTTACCGGACTACCCGGCCATTGCTAGAAGAGGTGAAGGCTGAAATAAAGAAGGGCGGAAAGAAGAAGATTGCTGACAAGATTGCAGCGGAAAAGCTGAAACCAGTGGAGCCCTTTATCGAGGATGTGATTGAAGCGCAGGAGAAGGCGGCCAAGGAAGCTGAGATTGCGAAGCTACAGGAGGCAGCCATCGAGACCGAAGGCAGGGAGATCGTAGAAGAGGTGAAAGAGGATGGCGCAAGCGACCTTAAGTAAGCTAACACTCGATAAATGGCGAGCTATACAGCTTGCAGCGGAGATGCTCTACATTAGGGACTATCACCTTGCTTCTGTAATCGCCTTTGAAACTGCCGAATCCTTTAGCCCGTTAGCGGAAAATCCGCTATCAGGAGCAATCGGACTGATACAGTTTACGGCAGTTGGGTTAACCTCGATTAAGGGCAAAACATACACCTTCGGCGAGCTGAAAAAGATGACTTTCGATGAGCAGCTCTTCGGGCCAGTTGTCCAGTATTTACGGGCGAATGGTGCAGAACGGGCATCGAAGCAGAGCGACGTTTATATGGCAATCCTTGCACCGAAAGCCATTCGACAACCAATGGATTTCGTCTTGTATTCAGCGCCACATAAAAGCTATACTC